CTGTCCGCCTCCTTAATGATAGACCGCGAAAGTGTCTTGGCTGGAAAACTCCTCTGGAAGCTTTTTCAGACATACTTCACCGGGATGGCCAAGAGCGTTGCACTTGATTTGACAAATCAAGTTTTTATATTCCTTTTCTGCTCTGTGCTCCACATCACTCTTATGCTGCATCACGCCACCCCTCCCAAATCCTAATCATTCACGCCTAGTGTACTACGTTTAACCTCTCCCGTCTTCCATTTTCATTTTTCGGCTCCATTTATCTCAGAAAAACAAGGGAAAAATTCACTTCCCCCCTTCAAGCAGAAACGAAATTTGGTGATTCAGTTCCTTCTTCATTCGCTCCGCCGTGGTGGTCTCTATTTCCTCAGCTATTCTGTCGTGGTGCAGCATCTGGGGAACCGAGGGGCCGTAAAGTTTTCTTATGGGCGCTCTGCGCCCCCGGCCCTTGCGCTGAAAGAGCCCCACCCCGGAATTCATGCGTGCCAGAAAAGCCCGCTGAAGCGTCGTCTGCTTTCCCCTGGTTACGGAAAGACGAACCCGGGGGCGGCTTTGCACGCTTTTTCCCCGGGTGGATTTCGGAGCTTTCGGAGTGACTTTGAACCGTGTAAGCGATAGGGGTCTTCCCCGGGAAACGAGAAATCCCCGGGGTTTCGTATAGGAGGCCTTTCGGATCTCCATAGTATCCCGTACCGTTTGAGCCTTGACGATGAATTTCCCCCGCACCTGGCGCACCGCCTCGGCTCGGGTTCCCGTGAGAGTTCTGTTTACAGCCCTCGCAAGGGCTTTTTCCGCTCCCTTCGGGATGTGTCGCAAAAGGCTTTGAGCATTCCGAATATCTTCAAGAGCCCCTTCCATGCCGAAAGACCGTTTCGTTACGCCCCGGCCACTCATGATTCGTTCGATTCCAGAGTTATTTCCAGGAGTTTTTCTCCACAGGCCACTTCCGATACGGTCCATTCCTTACCTTCCACGGTCAGGAGAGATCCTTTTTCGGGACGATAGCCGAGGTCTTCCAGGCGACAGAAGAGCAAGAGCCCCGCCCCCCAGATTCCCTCGGCATAATCCTGCTGTTTTCGGGCTTGCCTGGCGCGGTATTCATCCTCATCAATCACGGCATAAATGTTTTTGCCTCCTACGGACCTCACATCGCCGAAGATTTCCAGCAGAGTAAGGTCCGCCGCCTCCATGGCCTGACCGAAAGACATTATTCCCGGTCCTTTCGCCGTTCCTCCAGTTTGGCGAGGAGTTTTTCCAGAGACCAGTCGTCTCGGGGCTGTCCTCCGAGTTCCCGATATTCCTTCTCCAGCTCCTCCCGGCTTACCTCCTCTTCGCTATCTTCATCGGGAATTTCCGGTAGGTTTCCCTCCTCGACGAGAGCTTCGGGATTTTCTTCCTCAGCATCCTGCGAATTTTTACCGGGCTCTTCGGATTCCGGATCTTTCGGAGAATTCCCCGTTTCGGACTGTACATACTCCGCAGCTCCCAGGGCCACGAGGCGCTTTTCATCCCCTTCTCCGGCGGAAAAGACGTCTCCCTTTTCGTATACCGTTCCATCGTGACGTGTCCACGTTTTCGCCCGGATCATGACCCTACTCCAATACGGTGCATCGCAGGGATGCGTTTTTCTCCACCGGTACGGGAAGGGGACGGCAGGAAAGCCGAACGTACCGGGCGGAACCGTCGGGTTCGTCCCAACTAAAGGGAACCCGCCGGGCGGCCACCACGCCGATCTTCGTATTGCTCACCGCCCCGTAGAGCATGTCGTACCGGCTGGCGGGGTTGGCGAGCAGAATCTTTTTGGCGGGCACGATCTCTTTGTTGGTTCCCGTGGCTTCGTCGTATGCCCACTCTTCGTAGCAAAGGAGATCGAGAGATACCCCGGGAGCGAGAAGGCGGCCGAGGTAACTCGTTCCGTTGGGCATCTCGGCGGGCTTGATCTCCCCCATATCCACCCGTCGCATATCCATAAACTTCAGCAGTTTTTCGTTTTCCAGCAAAACACTGGCGGCGTCGCTTCCCAGAATGGCCATGGTGGGAGAGTATCCGGAGCTTTTCCGCATCAGCGATGCCCAGGCTTTGAAATCCGCCAGGGGATCCGAGGTGGTGGCACTCCAGAGAGATCCCCCGGAAAGGGCCACCGAGGGCAGACCGAAGTCCATTTCATCATCTATCCCCTCGGAGGGATCGTAGAGTACGATCTTTCCGTCGAAGAGCACCTGGGCCGCCATCACCTCTTCCCGGCGGGTGATCATATCTTCCAGGGAGGCCATATCCTTGCCGAGCTGTTCCGCTGCTCGCTGTTCCGGTGTTTTCTCCCCTCCGTAAATGGTCTCTCCGGGGGTCCGCTTGAGAAGATCTTCCGCGGTGGTTACGCACTGGGGCCCCACAAGAGGGGGCTTGTAGCTCTTGGTGGAGTATCCCCCTCGATCCACCGTCTTGCCTCCCTTGCGGGGACGCACGAAGGGAGCCACCCGACGCTTGGCTTCCGCACTGTCGATATCCACGCTTTCGGTATCGAAAGTCTCCACGTTGCTGAAAAAGGTTTTCATAAGGAACGTCTTCGGGGTAAAGTGCTGAAGCAGAGCCCGAAGCATGGTCCTTGTATTGAACATGTTGATAGACATCGATATTCCTCCGTTCTACGCGCCCACGGTGGCGCGGAAATATATTCCCAGATCTCTTGCCTGGGCTTCGAAATCCGAGGCGGCGCTTCCCTCCGCGAAGGCAAGGGCGGAAATGGCGAATTCTCCGGAAAAATACGCTTCCGCCGAGACACTTTCTTCCCCCGCCGTAACGTCATCCGCAAGAATGGCGTACAGGTTCTGGGAGCCGTCCTCTTTGGACTTGTCCAGGGGTACGCACTGCCCGGAGACGGTAGCTTTCCCGAGAGCGGTCCCCCTGGCCAGAGTCTGGGAAGGAGCGATTTCCGCAAGCCCCATAACCCGTTCCGCCGGTCCCGCTATCAGGTTGTCCCTGGTGCAGGAGCCCATATCTTCAATTCCCGCATAGTTACTCATGGTTTATTTCCTCCCTCCGAACCCGGCCCCGAAGGCCGCGCAAAAAGCCTCTTCCTCTTCCGCTTTGCCCCTGGCATTCTCCGGGAAGCCTTTGGGGGCATCCCCGCCGCCGATTTTCGGCAGTTCTGCCGCATCCGCCATAAGGTTTTTGTGAGCCTCGGCTCCCTGCTGCTTCTGACGCTCCAGCACACGCCTGGCGAAGGTTTCCGCAGAGCAGGGGTTTTCGAACTTGGCATCATGGCCGAGGTCTCCCGTTGCCACCGATCCAAGGCCTTCAATGGCCTGAATGCGCTTTCTCTCCTCCAGGGCTCCCTCCTCTGCGGCGGCCTTGAAGATTTCCGGGTATTTCGCTTTCAATTCCGCAAGATCCACTATGATTTCCTCCTCTTTCTCCTTCGTTTCTCCGGGCTCTTCCTTTTCTGGAGCCCGGGGTTCTTCTTCCGGTTTTTCCTCCGCTACGGGCACAAAAAAACCCGGTACATTTCTGTACCGGGAGGCATCGAAACGCAGGATTCGTTCACCGCAGGCGAGTATCGCCGTATTTCCCTCCAGCCTGGCCGCAATCTCCAGAGATCCCTCCACCTTGTCCGCGAAACCGAGGTCTACCGCCTCCCGGGCGGTGAGCCAGGTTTCCGCTTCGAGGAGATTTCGTATTTCCTCCTCGCTCTGGCCGCTTCTTTTGTAGAGGCCAATCATGGAGTTCTGCACCTTTTCCAGAGTATCCGCCATCTTGCGCATTTCTGCGGCGTTGCAGCTTCCCAGATAGACCAGGGGAGAGTGGATCATCATCATGCTGTGTTCGGGCATGATGATTTCATCCCCCGCCATGGCCACCATGGAGGCGGCGGAGGCGGCAATACCATCCACGTATACCGTAACCTTTGCCTTGTGCCTCTGCAGCATGCTGCAAATCGCCTGAGCGGTGGTAACGGATCCCCCGGGAGAGTTGATCCGTACCGCTATTTCCGATACGGGGCCGAGATCCTTCAACTCCCTGGCGATTCCTTTCGCCGACACATCGCAGAGGTCTTCCCCGAAAATCCGAAAATCCCCGAGATCTCCGTAAAGCAGAAGCTCCGCGCTCTCCCCCTCCGAAGATGCTTTTATTTCCCAGAACTTATTTTCCCTTTTCGCCTTCGGCACCGACAAGCCCTCCTTCCCTTCGCGCTTTCTCTTCCGCCACTCTTTGGCGGTGGTTTCGCTCCCAGTCTCCTCCGGTGAGTTCCGCCGTTTCGTGGCTTCTGGTGGAAAAGCCCTGGTTTACTCTCTCGGTGGCGGCATTTACTTCCTGCATGGGGTTCAACTGCCCCTGGGATGGGCCATGCCATACGGCTCCACAGTAGGCCTTTCGTGTCATGGGATCGTCGAAAAATCCGGGGGCCCAGATCCTTCCCGAGGCCACCGCTTCTTCCAGCCAGGCTTCATAGATGGGGCTGCAGAAGCTTCCGGAAAACCAGAATCGCCACATCTTGAAGAACTTCCACGCCTCCAGCAGAGCCCCCCGAGAGGCGGAGTAGCTGGCGGTAAAGTGCTTTATCAACACCTCGTAGGGAAGCCCCAGGGCCGCCCCTATCTGGCGGCTCATGGCGGTTACAAAATAGTCGAAGGCCACTGTGGGCCTTTTGGAATCCACGGTTTGCACTTTTTCCCCCGGTTCCAGACTCAAGACGGTGCCTGTTCCCAACTCCATAGCCTGGGGATCGTCCACGGGGGCTCCTTCGTCTAAAAAGCCCCCCATGCCTTCCATTGCTTCGGGCTTTTCAGAGGTGATAAAGACCGTGAGAAATCCGTTCACCACAGCAGCCATGAGTTCCGCCTCGGTATACCGGGCAATCTGTTTCAAATCTTCGATCACCGGAGCCAGAAAGGGGGTTCCCCGCCTCTGGTTTATTCTCTCGGGATCCATGAGATGCAGGATGTTCCGCCTTCCGGAGCGTTCGCCGTAGGCTGGCCACCGTTCCCACTGATAGCGCCTCCGGATGGCGCTTGATGTGGAGGTGGTGCTTTTGGGGTGGGCTTTGCAAATCC